TCCCTACACGACGCTCTTCCGATCTCTTATTTGTCGCAGAAAATGAAAAAATGAGATTTTATAATTTGAAAAAATACACAACATGTAGTGTATAAAGGTGTAAAAGGATGAAAAATACTATATCTATAACAAGTAATTGTGTTTGCACTTGCGTTGACAGCGTGGCAGACGGAACAAATAGCATATATGTATCGTTGGATATTGGGAACGTCGTAAATCCAACGTTTAAAGTGTGGTTAAATGATGAGTTAAAAAGCACAGTTGAGCTTGTAGCCAATGAAATTAACTATGTAAATTTGCCGCCGGAGTTATTCGCGGCAAATGGCGTTATAAAATTTCAGTATTTGGACAGCGCATACACCGGGAAAATATTTAGTATTAGTTTTCCGGAAACGTTGGACGGTAATTTATCAATACAGAAAAACGGCGACTATTGGTTTAATGCAAAATATACGAAAGCCGGAGCCGTCACAATAACAGTTGATAGCGAGTTAAGCACGACAAGCGAAAACCCGGTGCAAAATAAAGTTATTACAAGTGCGTTGAATGATAAACAAGATAAAATGACGATTGATAGCGCGTTAAGTACAACGAGTGCAAACCCCGTACAAAATAAAGTCGTTACGGGTGCGATATCGAGCGCAAATAAAAACATAACATCTATTGCGAATAATCTTGCAACATATAGAAGTGCAAATAATACAAATTCTATGTCAGTGCCTTGCGGTTCCGGATATGGGGCGTATCTTGTTGCCGGATTTGTTCAAATGGTTGGTGGTATTATGTACGTTGTAACGATACAAGGTGGATCTGTATCGAGTGCAAAAATTGGCGGTCCGGATATTGTAGGTGTATCTTTTTCATATTCTAATGGATATTTTAAAATTACAAGTGATATCACTCATTCATTTTCACTTTCTGTAATTGGCGATACTGCGAGATGATAAAACAAAGGGGTGCAATGGCACATGGACAGAAAAACCGAATTATTAAACATCGTAGGCGATGACAAAATTTTAATACGTTTGGTTGACGAAGTAATTTTTATTGAAACACAACTAGAGTATTTAAAAACGTTGCCGCAAATAAATGTAAATCCAAACAATACAATGCAACAGAAAGCGACACCGGCGGCAAAGCAATACAAAGAGTTTTTGCAACAGTATACAAACATAATTAAAGTATTAGCACATGTTTCCGGCGACGATAACGAAAATGATATATCGCCATTGAGAAAGTGGGCGGCGAAATATGTTAATTCAGAATAAAACCATATGGACGCCCGACAATAGTTATTTATTAAGATATAAAGAGCAATGCGAAAGCGGCGTTTATATCATTGGTAACGATTTACGACAACAATTAAATAATTTATGTGAAGATTTTCACAACGCCGAGTATTTTTATAATACCGATGATGCAAATTTGCGCATGGATTTTATGCAAAATTGCGTAAGATTAACGAAAAGCCCGTTTTATAATAAACCAATGGTTTTAATGGATTGGCAAAAGGCATTTATTGAAGCAGTTTACAGCTTTAAAATGAGCGAAACGCACTTTCGACGGTTTAAATATATCCTGCTATTGATTGCCCGGAAGAACACCAAAAGCGAAACATGCAGCGCAATCGGAAACGCCGAGTTTATTTGTGGCAATGAGGGCGCGGACATATGCGCGAGCAGTAACGATGACGCGCAGGCATCCATAGTATACGACGCGCTAGACACAATGCGCATGTTATATGATCCGGACGATTTAGACAGCAAAAGAAACCAACGATTTATTTTAAATAAAAACACAAACACAAAGGTTTTCAAGTTGTCGGAGCGCACCAAAAACAAAGAAGGGCGAAACATTGACGTTGCATTTTTGGACGAAAGCCACGAAATGTTAACAAATGTTATCGCGAAATCTATTGAGCAATCGCAATCAATCAAAGACGAGCCGTTATTTTTCAATTTGACAACCGAAGGTTTTGTTATTGACGGGTATTTAGACGACGAGTTAAAAAAAGGCCGCAAAATCATTTACAAAGAAGATGATAGCAAGGCCGCAAAGCGCCGTTTAGATTGGTGGTATACGCAGGATAGTGAAAGTGAAGTTTGGCGCGGCAATCGTAAAAACAGATTGTGGGAAAAATCAAACCCGACGTTAGGAATTGTTAAAAAATATGAGTATTTGGAAGAACAAGTTGACATAGCTAGAAACAGCAAAGCCGACAGAATTTTTATTTTAAGTAAGGACTTTAACATCAAACAAAACAGCGTTGAAAGTTGGTTAAATATTGAAGATTACGACTATAACGCGACGTTTGATATAGAGGACTTCCGGGGCGCGGTTTGTTTGGGTATGGTTGACCTTGCAGAAACAACCGACCTTGTATGTGCAAAGATATTACTTATGCGCAAAGACGACCGCACAAAATACATACACACGCATTATTTTATACCGTTAAGTAAGTTAGAGCCGGACAAAGACGACCACAACGCCGGTGCAAAATATAAAGAGTGGAGCGACGCCGGTTATATTACGATTTGCCCGGATAATGAAGTTGATTTGGCGATTGTTGCCGATTGGTTTTATAAACTGTACAAAGATTACAACATTAAGTTATTACGTTGTGGTTACGACCAAAGGTTTTCTAAAGATTGGATAACACGCATGGAATTTTACGGGTGGAGTAAGCAGGATGAAAGCCTTGAAATGATTTTGCAGAACGCGGCCACGTTAAACAATGCGTTGCGGTTGGTTGAAGCAGATTTAAAAGCGCAGATCATCAACTACAATGAAAATACGGTTGATAAGTGGTGTTTTAAAAATAGTTGTTTGAAAGTAAATGAGCAACGGCAGGCGCTTTGTATAAAGACAAACAACGAAAATAAAATTGACGGTTCCGTCACATTGATAGGTTTATACGAAATGTACAGGCGGCACCGGTCAGAGTTTACCGAGATTGTAAACAGATAGGAGCGTGATAATATGGCGGCATACGTTAAAAGTTTTACTACAAACGCATTTCAGTTAGATAGTGAAAGCGGAAAATATAAAATGAGCGTTCCAATAACTGAAATGAATTTAAACAGCGGTATACAAATAAGAGTTTCCAAACTTTTAAGACTTAATGACGGCAAATATGAAAATACGATTGCCGCATATGAAGTTGACGGCGACGGGAATTTAGCTATTTATAGCGACAATATGTTTAGTGGTAAATTGGTTGTTACAACCGATAGATAATAAAGAAAGTGAGGTATTAAATTATGGCAAAACAAACAATCGAATTAGGCGGCATCGTAAAAAGTGAGGTTAAAAAGATTAACGATAACTTCACAGAGCTTTACAACGCAGAGGCGACCGGCAACAAGTCGAATAATTTAAGCGACTACAACAACGACGCAGGATTTGTTACAGCGGCAGCAGTTCCAACAGTTCCGGAGAATGTCAGCGAGTTTACAAACGATGCGGGTTATCAGACAGCGGCACAGGTTACGGCAGCAGTTACAGCGGGTGTGGCAAACAAAGTCGATAAAATCACGGGTAAAGACTTATCGACAAATGATTATACGACAGATGATAAAAACAAGGTTGCTAGATTGGGAAAGATTGATTTTACAACTAGTGATTTTGGAGCATTACAGACAGACGGTTATATGTACGCAACGATCAGCGCGGGAGGCAAATATCCGGTAAAAGTATTTAAGCAGAACGGCACAAAATACGAGGAAGTATTAGCACAGGCAGACGTTGACGGCAACAATATTGTTATTGGTTCATGTTCGGCGTTTAACGGTTATGTTGTGACCGTATAGGAGATTTTAAAAAATGGGTTGGATAGATAAATTCAAACGAAAACCAAAAGTAAATACAGTATACGCGGATATGTTAAACGGCTACACGCCGATATTTTCACAATTCGGACAAAATATTTACGCGTCGGACGTTGTGCAACAAGCGATCATGTGCATTGTGTCGGAGTTAAAGAAACTTATACCAACACACGTGATTGCAGACGGCGCAGACGTTAAGCCGGTGCCCGGTAACGTGCAAAATGTGTTAAATAACCCGAATGAGTTAATGACAACGAGTGAATTTATAGAAAAGTTTGTTTGGAATTTGTTTTTTAACTATAACAGCTTTATTATTCCGACATTCACAAGCTACATAGACGCTAAAGGGGTAGAGCAACGCACATATAACGGTTTATATCCAGTGCAGCCGACAAACGTTGAATTTCAACAGGACAGTTACGGCAAACTTTATGTGAAAATGACGTTTGCTAACGGCTATGAAACGTTTCTACCATACGACGACGTTATACACATTAAGTATAAATACAGTGTTAACGACTATATGGGCGGTAATGAGAGCGGACAGCCGGACAACGAAGCGTTATTACAAACGTTACAGTTAAACAAAGACTTATTAACCGGCGTATCGCACGCCATGAAGTCTAGTTTTGCAATTAACGGCGTTGTGAAAATAAACACGATGTTAGACGACGGCAAAACCGAAACGGCATTAAAAGAGCTTGAAGCGAAATTAAAAAAGAGCGAAAGCGGATTTTTACCACTTGATATAAAAAGTGAGTTTATACCGATCACGCACGATATAGAGTTAGTGGATGCCGACACATTAAAGTTTATTGATGAAAAAATCTTGCGTCATTTTGGCGTGCCGTTATGTATTTTGACCGGCGACTACGCCAAAGAACAGTACGAAGCATTTTATCAAAAGACGTTAGAGCCGATTATAAAAAGCATTTCCGAAGCATTTACAAAAACGCTATTTACGTCACGTATGCGCTCATACAATAACAAAATTGTGTTTTATCCAAAAGATTTAATCTTTATGAGCGTTACACAAACGCTTGAAATGGTTCGTTTGTTAGGTGATAGCGGCGCATTGTACGAAAACGAAAAGCGTGTTGCATTTGGTTTGCGGCCGTTAGAAGAATTAAACGGCGTGCGTATGCAGTCGTTAAATTATGTAAATGTGGATTTGGCAAAGAATTATCAAACAGGGGGTGGAAACGATGCCACAGGAACAGACGAAAATAACACGGGCGTTTAATTTTGAGATCAGAGCGACCGAGGACGAAAATAACAAAGGTGTCATCGAGGGGCGCGCGATTGTGTACGAAAAGAAATACGACGCCGGTTATTTTGAGGAAACCATAGCACGCGGGGCGCTCAAAAATACGAATTTAAAAGACGTTCGGTTTTTAGTAAATCATAATATCGACATGATACCATTAGCGCGCAGTCGTAACAATAACGAAAACAGTACAATGCACTTAATTGTTGACGATGAAGGGTTACGCGTGAAGATCAAGTTAGACATTGAGAATAACAGCGACGCGGCGGCATTATATAGCGCAATTAAGCGCGGAGATATAAGCGGCATGTCATTTATGTTTACCGTTCGCGAGGAAGAGTGGAAAGATGAAAACACAGATTACCCGAAACGAACGATTACAGACATTGAACAGGTTTTTGAAGTGTCGGCCGTAACATTCCCGGCATATGAAGAAACAGAAATTAACGCACGTTGCAAAGCGGAATTGGAGAATTACCGCGCCACATTGGAGAATGTGAGAAGCAAAACGCCGGACGGCGTGGGCGTTGATGATATAGAGTTGTTAAAGCTCAAAACTAAAATCAAACTATCATTATAAGAAAGTAGAGGTAAAAAAGCATGAAGAAATTTTTACAGGATTTAATTGCAAGAAAGAAAACAGAGTTAAAGCAGACTGAAATTCGTTTCGACAAGTCAACAGACGAAGCAGAAGTTAGAGCATTGGGCGAAACATTAAAAACATTGCGCGACGAGATCACAGCGGCCGAAGAGCAGTTGGCAAAACTTGACGAGGACGAAGGAAACGGCGACGACAGCAATATGAACAGTGACAACAAAGACGGCGAAGGCAGAAGCGCAGAGCCGCAGGCGCAGGGCGTACAGGTACGCGGCGGCAATCCTATGGCATCATACGGACAGATGACCGGCGCACAGGCTACACAGCCACAGACAAGAGAAGCAGAAAGCTATCTTGACACAATGGAATATAGAAAAGCATTTGCTAATTATGTGCGTACCGGCACATGGAATTATGAACAGCGCGACGCGAGCGCCGAAATGGTAACAACCGCGGACATTGGAAAGATTATTCCTAACACGATCATGCAGGAAGTTATTAAAGAATTAAAGTCATACGGCAACCTTTACAACCGCGTGCGTAAATTAAACGTACCGGGTGGCGTAGAGTTCCCGATTGAGGACTTAATTCCTACCGTGTCATGGATTACAGAAACAACAACGTCAAAAAATCAGAGTGCACCGGAGTTAAAAACATCCGTTTCATTCGGCTATCACATTGCAGAAGCTAAGATCGCACAGTCTTTACTTTCACAGGTTGTTTCACTTCCAATGCTTGAAAGTGAGATTGCTAAGTTATTGGCAGAAGCGTTTATTAAAGAGTTTGACCGTATTATTATTTCCGGTTCCGGTTCCGGTCAGCCTTTGGGTATCTTAAATGATACAAGAGTGCTTGCAAAGAATAAAATTACAATGGGAGCAGCCGAAGCCGTAGATTGGAGCAAATGGCGTGAAAAATTATTTGCAAAAATTCCGTTATCATACAGAGCCGGCGGCGTGCTTGTAATGACTGTTGACACATGGGAAGGTTTAATTTGCACCATGAAAGACAGCAACAACCGCCCTATTTACACAGAAACATATGATGTAAATACCGGAGCACCTACATACAGATTTAACGGCAAAGAAGTTTTATTAGTTGAAAATGATTTAGGTATTGCAGATTATTCAACCGCAGGTTCCGGCGACGTTTACATGCTTTACTTTAAACCTACCGATTACGCTATCAATAGCAATTTGCAGATCGGATTTAAACGTTACTTTAAAGAAGATGACAACAAATGGGTTAACAAAGGACTTTGCATTATGGACGGCAAGTTATTAGACGTTAATTCATGCTATATCATCAAGAAGTAATTGAGTTAAATTACATACAATGGTACGGGGCTCATAATACCCCGTACCGTATAAAAAGAAAGTGAGGTTAAAGCATGAATAAAGTTGGTTTATTGCAGGACGAATTAAAAAGCGCATTGGAGCATGTGAGCGGTAAAACATTAAACGGTACTTTTCAGACAACCGCGGAAATGTTACACGCTTTTAATTCGAGTTATGAACAGTGTAGCGTTGCTTTTGACGTTATGGCAACGGATTTAACGCCGTTAGAAAATTATACAGTAACCGTAAAGCAGGGCGGCACAACAATCGAACCGGGTGCAAGTGGTTATTATGATTTGAGTGTTGGCACATATACATACGATTGTGTTTGTGACGGTTACGAAAGCAAAGCGGCCGTTGAATTTACAATTAATGATGCAGACGTTGAGCGCGGCACAATGACCGTAACAGTTAAAATGACAGCGGCATCGTAAAAGGGGTGTTTATATGGCATTGACAACGGTTAACGATGTTGAAATCTTAGAAAAAGTTAAAAGCGCGTTAGGTATAAATGGCAATTACCAAAACGACACATTGAGCGTTTACATTGAAGAGGTAAAAGCGTACATGAGAGCCGGCGGCGTTTCCCTTGACGTTATAAATAGCACGTTGGCCGTTGGCGCCATTTGCCGGGGTGTGGCCGACTTGTGGAATTATGGAGCGAGTACCGCAGAATTTAGCACGTACTTTATGCAGCGCGTAACGCAATTAGCATATGAGAACGGGGGCGGCGAGTAATGGCAGATTTTAAACCAAACACGCCGTACAACGTCCCGTTTTTTCTGTTAACGCCCGAATACAAAACGATTAAAGGTGTGGAAAAAAAGACTTTCAGAAAGATTGAAAAACCTTTTTATTGCAGTTTTCGGACTTTCGGTGGTACGCAAAAAGTTGTTAATGACGTTATTGTGTTGGAAGATACGGCGACGGTTGAAACGTGGTATGATCCGCGCATAAAAGCAGATTGCAATATTGAAGTTGACGGGCAGCGCTACGAAATATTAGGAACGCCGGAAAATGTCAACATGCGCAATCAGTATTTAATTATTAAAGTGCGTGCAATTAAGGGTGGTGCGTGATATGGCAAGAAACAAAATTGGTTTACAATTTAGCGGACTTGATGAAATGATAGAGCGTTTAGAAACGGCGCAAGCGAACATGAAAAACGCGACAGAAGCGGCATTAAAATCGAGTAAGCAGATTGTTAACCAACAGTTAACGAAAGACACCGTAAACGCAAATTTTCCCGCCGGTGGTAAGTATGCAACCGGAGCGTTAAAGAAATCTATCGACAAAGATTTTAACGTGAAATGGGAAGGTATGACCGCGAGCTTAAAAATCGGTTACGATTTTAAAAAATCGGGCATGGCATCCATATTTCTAATGTACGGCACGCCAAAAATGCCAAAGGTGCAAAAATTGTACGATGACATTTACGGAAACGCGACAAAACGAAAAGTCGCAAACGCGCAAAGGGAAGCAATGCAGAAAGTAATAGACAGAGTGTAAAGGGGGTTGAGGTTATGGAAGATAATTTAATTGAATTATTGGAAACGTTCGGCTATCCGGTTAAAAGACAGGGCAGCCTTGCAGAAAACGAAGCATACCCGCCCACATTCTTTACATTTTGGAATAACGGCGAATGGGAACAAAAAGCATACGACAATAAAACGATAGCTATTATTGTTGATTTTGATGTAAATGTTTATTCCGATGATCCGGCGACAGTTTACGACTTATTAAAGCAGGCGCGCACCTTGCTAAAAAATAACGGTTATCAGATACCGAATAGAGGGTACGACGTAGCAAGCGACGTGGACACCCACACCGGGCGCGGAATGAATGTTACTTATTTACAGCGAATTAAAGAAAGTGAGGTTTAATCATGGCAGATGCAAAGCAGGAAATTTTTGAATTTAGGGGCGTAGATAGCCTTTATATTGCCGAGGTATTAACAGACGATAACGACGCAGACAGCGGCTATACATGCGAAACGCCTATTTATTTGGCACCGGTTGCAGAGGTTGGAAAAACAACCGATAGCGCGAGTGAGGCGCATTATTACGACAATAAAGCAATGATTGTCGTTAACAGTGAAAGTGCCGATAAAATCACAATCACAATGGCGCCGCCGGAGCTTAAAAAGTTAGCAAAGATTATCGGTAAATCGTTTGACGAAACAACCGGAATGTTTGTTGACGGACAGAGACAGAACAAATATTTTGCTTTAATGTACCGCACAAAAGGGACAGACGGAGCTTATAGATACGTTTCACGTTTGAAAGGTACGTTTAGTATTCCGGAAGAAAGCAACGCAACAGAGAACGACGGAACCGATACAACAAATACAAGTATCGAATTTACAGGAATTTTTACAACCCACGAATTTACAAAAGGTAAATACAACGGTACAAGTTGGGAAAAAGGCGGCGCAAAGGGTATTGTAGTTGATACCCGTTACGGTTTGGCCGATGTTAGCAAGTTTTTTGAAGCAGTGCAGACACCGGACACAATCAAAGTAGCGTCAGCGAGTTAAAAATAAAAATTAAAAAATGGGGCGGCATAAAAACCGCCCTTATTTTTGAAATGAGGTAGAAAACAATGGACATTAAAATAAAAGTTTATGAAGATGATTTAAAAACGGTTAAAAAAGAAGTTAGAGCGGAGCTTATAGAAATTCCGTTTGGTGTCGTTAGAAAATTCATGTCACTATTTCAAATTAAAGATTTTAACGACACGTCAACCGTGTTAAACACAATCGCTAATTCATGGGATCAGATAACAAAATTATTAGATCGTATTTTTCCGGAAATGGAAGAAGCAGATTGGGACGGCGTAAAGATGAAAGAATTATTAACCGTTGTTACAGCCGTTTTAAAATATGCGTTCGGCGAAATGTTAGCCGTTCCGGTAGACGAAAAAAACTAGACGACGGGGAGCCGATGACATTAGACGAGACAATGTTTTTAATTGAACATAATCTTTGTATAATGTATGCCGGTTTAACCCCGTTTACGCTTGAATGTGAAACATATCACAACGTTATTATGTTATATGCCGATGTCCGGCGTATGCAGATAAGAGAAGCAAAGAAAGAAAAAGGCGGCAAACGAGTAATCAGACGACCGGCCGGCGACGATTGGTTTTAAAGGGGGTGTTTAAATGCCGACGAACAACGAAACAACGACAAAATTTAAAGTCGATATATCAGAATTGAAAAAGGGTATGCAGGACGCCCAAAGGCAAATACGTTTAGCGAACGCCGAATTTAAAGCCGCGTCATCCGGTATGGATGATTGGGGAAAATCAGCCGACGGAGTAAGCGCAAAATTAAAGCAGCTTGACACGACATTAAACTCACAGAAAAGCATTTTAAACGCTTTAAAAGAGCAATACGCGTTAGTTGCAAAAGAGCAGGGCGAAAGCTCAAAAGGTGCGCAGGAATTAGCTATTAAAATAGCAAATCAGCAAGCGGCCGTAAATAAGACGCAGAAAGAAATTGACAAATACACGCAGACGTTGAAAGACCTTGAAAGCGGGGCAGACGGAGCCGGCAACGATTTAAACGAGCTTGCGGACGATGCCGAGGATGCCGGAAAAGCGGCAGAAAAAGCCGAGGGCGGTTTTACTGTTTTAAAAGGAGCGTTGGCGAACCTTGCGGCAGAAGGTATAAAAGCGTGTGCAAGCGCGTTGGCAGATTTAACAAAAGAGCTTATAACGGACAGCACAGAGGCATACGCGCAGTTTGCGGCAGCCACAGGAACGGCGACGGATGCCATGGGCGACTATAAAGAAGCCATAAACAATGTTTATAAAAGCAATTTTGGCGAGAGCTTGCAGGACGTAGCGGAAAAAATGGCGAAAGTCAAAGAAGTTACCGGAGAGCTTGACGCGTCGAAATTGGAAGATATGACGAAAAAAGCCATAACGCTTGAAGATACTTTCGACATGGATATGACCGAAACATTACGCGGCGTTCAATCCTTAATGGATCATTTTGGTTTGACGAGTGAACAGGCTTTTGACCTTATCGCGAGCGGCGCACAAAACGGTTTGAATTATACGGACGAATTAGGTGACAACGTGGCCGAGTACGCTGGTAAATTTGCCGAAGCGGGTTATAGCAGCGAAGAATATTTTCAGTTATTGAAAAACGGAGCGGACGGCGGCGCGTACAATTTGGATAAAGTAAACGACGCAATCAACGAAGTTACCGCACGTTTGGCAGACGGAACGATCGGCGATAGTTTAGACATGTTTAGCACCGGAACACAAGACGTATTCAAAGCATGGCAGAACGGAGAAGCTACACAAAAGGACGTTATCGCGTCGATTGTAAGCGACATTCAGAATACAACCAATGAGCAAGAAAAAATGAACCTTGCAGCCAAAGCATTTGGAACAATGGCAGAGGACGGCGGCACGCAGTTTATTGAAGCACTTTCGCCGGTTGGCGATACGTTCACGGATGTTAAAGGAAAAGCGGAAGAATTAGCGGCCGTTAAATATGATACACCGGGCGCGGCTATTGCCGGCATCGGACGAACGTTAAAAACTGATTTATTGATGCCGTTAGTTGATGAGTTGATGCCGCATTTAAACAACCTTGCGACGTGGGTTAGCGAAAATTTACCGACGTTCATTGAAAAAGTAAAAGAGTTTGCCGAAAAGGCGAAAGAAGTCGTTGGAGTATTAGAAGAGTGGGCGCCTTTAATTGCCGGAATTGGTACGGCGATTGCGACGTATTTTGCAGTTGCGCAGATAGCTAATTTTATTACATGGATAAAGAGCGGTGCGGCAGCTTTAAAAATGATGGAGATAGCACAAGCGGCGTTAAATTTAGTAATGAGTATGAACCCGATCGGGTTAGTCATTGCGGCGATTGCCGGACTTGTGGCGGCGTTCGTTATTTTGTGGAATAAATCCGAAGCATTCCGCGAATTTTGGTTAAATTTATGGGAGATTATCAAAAAGGCGGCCAAAGTCGTTATAGATGCCATAGCGAAATATTTTACCGATTTATGGAATAATATAAAAGCCGTTTGGAGCGTTGTGCAACCATGGTTTCAAAAGATATGGGACGCAATCAAAAACGCAGTTAGCCGGCTTGTAACGGCCGTGAAAAATTATTTTTCTAACGCATGGAATAATATTAAAAATATTTGGAACGCGGCAACAGGATTTTTTAGTGCTATTTGGAACGGAATAAAAGCTATTTTTTCGGTTGTGGCGTCATGGTTTGGAGACATATTCAGTAAAGCGTGGAGTGGTGTAAAAAATATTTGGTCTGCTGCAAGTGGATTTTTTAACGGCATTTGGAACGGTATAAAAAATATATTTAACGGCGTTGCGTCGTGGTTTGGAAACATTTTTTCTAACGCATGGAATAATATTAAAAATGCTTTTTCAAACTTTACCGGATTTTTCCGCGGATTGTGGGACGATATAACCGGAATATTTAAAAAGGTTGGAACGGCAATAGGTGACGCGGTAGGCGGAAGTGTGAAAAGCGCAGTAAACAGCGTGTTGAGCGGGGCGGTTAAAATTATAAACGGCTTTATAGATGCTATTAACACGGCGATCGGCGTTATTAACAAAATACCGGGTGTAAAAATCGGTAAAATTAGCAGATTGAGCGCGCCACAACTTGAAGCGGGTGGTGTTTTGAAAAAAGGGCAGATTGGACTTTTAGAGGGTAACGGAGCCGAGGCCGTTGTACCACTTGAAAAAAATAAAAAGTGGATTGCGAAAACGGCGCAGGATATGAGCGACTCGTTACGGCGCGAAAACGTCATTGCCGGAAACAACAACACGGCCAACAATTATACATTCAATCAGTATAATAACAGCCCGAGAGCACTTTCACGCCTTGAAATCTACCGACAAACAAAAAACCAATTAGAATATGCAAAGGAGGTTTAAACGTTGATACAAATTACAGTTGAGAATAACAGAGGGCAAACGTTAAATTTATTTAACAATCCTAGTTATATTGTAACGCGTGTTGACGGGTTAAACCCGCCAAACGCAAATATAAACACGGCGGCAACGGCCACGTTTGACGGTTCCACGTTTAAGAGTAGCCGAGTGAATGAGCGAAATATAGTTATTGAAATTGTGTTGGATGACAATATCGAAAACAGCCGTTTAAATTTATACAAATACTTTAAATCAAAAAGCAAAGTGACGTTGTATTTAAAGACAAACAGACGCGACGTTTACACGATCGGTTATGTAGAAAGTTTTGAATGTGATTTATTCGAAGAACGGCAAAAGGCGCAAATATCTTTATTATGTCCATTCCCTTATTTTGTGGATGTAAAAGCGGACATTAACGATTTTGGTATTACAACCGACCTTTTCGAATTTCCGTTTAGCATTGCGGCCGAGGGTATACCGTTTTCGGACACAATTATAAACAGCCGCAGGAGCATTATAAACAACGGCGACGTTGAGAGCGGCTTAATTATCAATTTACACGCAACAAGTACCGTTTTAAATCCGAAAATTTACAATGAAGATACCAACGAATATTTTATATTAAATGTCGAAATGCAGGAAGGCGACGACATTGTTATAAACACGAACAAAGGCGAAAAGGGTGTTACGCACACCAAAAACGGCGTTACAACAAACATCATAAACGCGATAGAATACGGGTCAAGTTGGTTTCAAATTGAGCCCGGCGACAATATGTTTTTATATACGGCCGATGCGTACCCGGAAAACCTACGTTGTACGTTTGTACATTCCGATTGCTACGGGGGTGTTTAAATGAATATTTGGGTTTTAAATAGTGCTTTTCAGCGCGTGGGTATCATTGACAGTTACACGTCACTTATTTGGACGACGCGTTATTATGAGCCGGGAGATTTTGAGTTATACATAGGAGCCGATAGAAACATTTTGAAGCTCATACAAGAAAATGATTATTTGGTACGCGAGCAGGATATGACGGACAACGAATATAGAAACGTAATGGTTATTGATAAGCCAAACATTGAAATCAACACGAACATAGAAACGGGCGATTATTTAATCGTTACGGGTAAATGCTTAAAAAGTATTGTCGGCCGCAGGGTTGTCATAAATCAAACGGTTATGAATGGAAAGTTGGAAAGTTGTATCAATCGGTTGCTTATGGAGAACATCATAAATCCGGTTGACGCAAAGCGAAAAATAAATAACTTTACGTTCGACAATACAACCAACTTTAATTTAACACTAACGATGCAGGCAACCGGCGACAATTTAGCGGAGCTCATAACGCAAATTTGCAAAAATTATAATTTGGGTTGGGATGTTTGCATAAAAAACAATAAATTTGTTTTTTACTTGTATAAAGGCATTGATAGATCGGCAGAACAAAACATTAACCCGGTTGTTATGTTTTCGTATGAGTTCGACAATATTCTAACAAGTGATTATAACGAAGATATGAGCAATTACGCGAACGTTGCTATTGTTGCCGGAGAAGGCGAAGGAATAAACAGAAAAAAATACGAAACCGGAGACACGACCGCAAGCGGCTTAAATCGTTTTGAAACGTTCGTTGATGCTAGAGACATGAGCACCAACGAGGGCGGCGTAAGTGATGCGGAATATAACACGATGTTAGCGGAAAAAGGCGACGAAAAGTTAGCGGAGCTACAAAAAATCGTTAGTTTTGAGGGAGAAATTGACGCAACCAAACAATACGTGTTAAATAAAGATTTTTACATGGGCGACATTGTGCAGGTTGTAAACGAATACGGAGTATCGAAAGCAACAAGAATTATAGAGATCATAGAGGCAGACGATGAAAACGAAACAAGCGTTATACCTACGTTTGCAGACTTTTAACAAAGGGGGTTTTTAACAATGGCTTTAACTTATGGATTTTTTAACAGCGTAAACGGCGACCGAAAATATAACGCGGATCAGATGAGCGAAATGTTCGACGGGTTAATTTGTGACGGCGTTTATCAGAATGTAGGCGAAGCGATGCAGGTTGTAGCATCAACCGGGTTAACGGTTAATGTATCGACAGGACGCGCCCGCATTAACTCACAATGGGCGAAAGTAGACACGGCGCATCCAATCACTTTGAACGGTTCGCACGTTACATTAAATCGTTATACGGCTATTTGTTTGCGCGTCGATTTTGCAAACCGAAAAATTGAATTGATCGCACGCGACGGCGAGAACGCGACCACACCAACAAAGCCGGAAATTGTACGAAATAGTTATTATTACGAATTGATTTTAGCTTATATTTACGTTGGCGCAGGAGCAACGACCTTGACACAGGCAAATATTGAGGACACGCGGGCAAATACGGCATTATGTGGCATCGTGTCAAGTCTTGTACAACAGCTTGACACACAGACTTTATACGATCAGTACACAGCTGCATACAACGAGCAGCTTGAAAAAATGAACGCATGGTTTACAGCACAACGAAACGCGTTTGATACATGGTTTAATGATTTAACCGAAACGTTAAATGTAGATACGTATATTACAAACGCGACGGAAAATTATACAACCACAAGCGCAAGCGGCGAGCGTTACATTGATATTCCTTTAACGCTTAATTATACGACCGATGATTTATTACTTGTATTTATTAACGGCGTAAATTTGGCGCAGGGTGTAGATTATGAAATACAGTTAAACGAAGTGACCGGCGGTTATATGGCCGTGTTACCGAATAAAGTAGCAGCCGGAAACGTGTTTACATTTACCGTTGTTAAAAGTCAAATAGGTGTAAGAGCATAAACAAAAGACGGGCGCACTAGTTATTACTAGTACACCCGCCTTTTTATTGAAAGAAGGAACCTAAAAAGAGATATAAGACACACTTTAATTATAGCAATTTTAAAATTGTATAAAAGTATCATTTTGCACAAATAAAATTATAAATGTTTGTGCATTTTTTTATATTGAATATACACAACTTATAGTGTATAGTTATATCATAAGATACAGAAAGGAACGGTAAAAAGATATGACACAGAAAGAGTTATTAGAAACATTGGCAAATATGAGCGAGGAAAGACAGAACGAGTTTTACAATCGTATTCCAGAAGAAGATGCAAAAATAATTAAGCAAATGGTTTTTTTCTACAAGCTATACAACAATGAAACATTTTACAAGGCAGTACAAACAAGCATGGCAGAGCAGTTTTACAACGAACATATAGCATAAACCGCAGCCGGAGCGGTTTCTCCGGCAGAAAGAAGGCATATTATGAAAAAAGACACATTAAGAGTAACAAAAGCGAGATTTGCAACAATGGGAATTAAGATTTTCCAAAAAGACATTAAAAGCGTGGAAACGATCAAAAGTGAAAACATAGGACACGCGGCAGGTTGGACAAAAGACACGATAAAAGTTGAAATGAAAGACGGAAAGACATATACATATACGTCAACACCAACAGGAATTTATAGCGGACTACGTGAATTTACTTTAATTTAACAATAGTACGCCGACCGGCAGCGGTCAAACTGCCGGAGAAAGTGAGCATATTATGAAAAATCAACCAAAATGGCAGGAGCCTTTAGAATTTATAACGATCGGTTTTGCGTTGGGTGTAATTTTTACAATTTTTATTTACGGGGGCTTTAGTTTGATATGAAAAAAGATAATTATTTTTTAACCGGCGTAAAATTAGGTTTGGTTATATCCTTTATATTTATTTTAATATTACTTACATAAAAATAGCACCTTTTAACGGGTGCTATTTTTATTATTCCGGATCGGGCACATATTCCATTAAATCGCCCGGTTGACAATTAAGCAGCTCGCAAAATACTTCTATTGTTTTTGTATTTACCGGTTCGTTATTTCTTAATTTTGTAAGTGTACCTTCTCCGGTAACTTTATATTTTCGTATGTAGTATGTCGTTATATTCTTTTCATCCAACAATTTAAAAAGTTTATCATATTTAATCATGTCGTACACCTCACTAAAAATATTTTTCTATATTATAACATAGTGTATACACAATTTCAAGTGTATAAAATTTTTAAATATACACTAAAAATAGTGTTGACATATACACTATAAGTAGTGTATACTTATATCATAAGATAAAGAAAGGAACGGCGTAGCCGGTAAGGTAAAAACACATGAAATACGAAGTTTATTTAATGAGAGGCGAAAGAGTTAATACGGGAATAATCGTAAAAGCAGAAAACAAAGAGGATATGAGCGGTTGGGAATTTATCGGATCAGCAAGAACGAAAGCAGAAGCAACAGAAATTTTTAAAACATTAGATAATTGTTGGAACAACTAATAAAAACAGGGCGGCACCAAAGCCGCCCAAACAAAGGGGTGGATAACATGAAAATATTAAACGTAGAAGTAAAAACACATAATAAAAGAGAGAAATTTTTAGTAACAATTATCAATAATAAAATAGAGCTATGCAAAGAGTGGGCGCAGGAAAATACTTTTGGAGATAATACGCGATCAGTTGTTAAAAGAAATCTATTAGAATGTGACAGTTTATTTTTAGCATTGTATTATATGGAATTAGTAGAAGTCACAACAATAAAGCAGGAATTAGAAAAAGAATTTAACATTGATTTATATTAGAAAGGGAATAAATAAAAATGTGGAAATTAGAAACACGCGACGGCGACATATGGACGTATGACGAGGGCGAACATGAGGACGCCCGTAGAGATCAATATATTTTTGGTGGAACAATAACACATGTCGAAGAAGAAAACGAATAACACACGCGAGAGCGCCCGTATTAGACGCATACGGGCGTTTTTATTTGTTAAAGTATAAAATGTATGTGTGTTAAATTAAAATGCCTATATGAGCGCGTGAGAGCGTCAAAAATATTTTGAAAATTTTTACAAAAAAGTATTGACTATACACTATAAATAGTGTATATTATAAACATAAGGAACGAACAAACCATAGGGGGTACAAAATTATGAAAACAACACTTTATTTAGACGGAGTAACAGCATACATCAGAAGATATGGTATATCTTCAAAACATACTAAAAAATCTAATTTTCAATCTTTATTAACAAAGGTTGATACAAAAATTGATATGATTGTTTGTAACAATACAGCATTACGTTATGAAAATAAAATGCGTGAAATTGGTTACATTGTCACAGACGTAGAAAGATACGACAGTGACACTGTTAAATACACATTAGAACTTGCATAAATACATAAAACCGCAGCCGGAGCGGTTTCTCCGGCAGAAAGTGAGGATATTATGACAGATAATGAAGCATATAAATTGATTGGAGAACGTGCCGAAGAATTGAGCAAAAGAACAGACGTACAACAGAAAATGATTGATATAGCAAAAAGAGAGGGAAAAGCCGAAGCCGAAAAGTGGCTTTACAGGGCTGCAATAGCAACATTGATATAAACAAACCGCCCACAATAGGGCGGTTATTTTATGTCTAATTTTCTAACCAATTATAAAAAGGTGGAACAGCCTTATAATTATTATTTATATTTGTAATATTTCTTTGTGATATTTCTTTGTTATTATTTATTTGTACTTGCGCGTTTTGTACTGCACTTGTTGTACTGTACTCTTTGTACTGTACATTTTGTACATTACTATTTAAGTGTTGTACGTTTTGTACATTACTAAAATCTATCATTATTTCAAATTGATTATCGTTAATCACTTGTAAATTTTTCTGTACGTGTCCGGTCGTTTCCAACGTTTCATAAAACGTTTCATGTACGAAAATATTAAAATCTTTTTCGGTTAATTTTTCGTCGGATGCAATGTAAAAATATTGTTTCTTGCGGTTAATATACGCCGAGTAACCGGCTATGTATTTTTTAGTCACTAGCTCTTTAAAAGCGCCGTCAACCGTCCGGCGTGTAAATTTATTTTGTAGATACGTTTTGTATAACTTAAAATCAGCGGGCAAACTGATTATATAGGCGAGCAGTCCAATACTAGAAAGATTTTCAAGATCGTTTTGGGCGGCATCGTTTGACATTATAAAGAATTGATTTTGTTTTTTGCGCTTGATGATAGACATTATTGTTACTTCCCTTCAATATACGCACAATACACAAATCCAAGTTAAAACCGCGTTGCTACGCGGTTTTTAATACATATAACGGTTTATTTTAAATCACATAAGGACGCGGAAACCGCCTACATAAAAGCGTTTTGGTTTGTGAAAATACGTATAAAATTTTTTAAGTAATCGACATTACAATATACAAAAATAGTATTATATAAGCACGCCGGAGCGTGCTTGTTTTAATTATAATCTAGCTTGTTTATAGCGTCCAATAATTCGGCTACGTTTCTATGCGTGTAGTGTTCCGTTATGTCTTTATTTGCGTGTCCGACAATACGTTTTAAAGTTAAATCGTTTACGCCGGTTTTATTCATTTGCGTTATAAATGTGTGGCGTGTTTCGTGTATTGTATGAGGGTGTAGGTTCCAATAAGTAGAAAAATAGTTAGGATATGATAATTTTTTACCACCCTGCATAATCAAATATTTATTGTTTTCGTCGTAGCGCGCACAGATCAACGGCAATATTTTTTCATGTATTGGAACACGCCGGCGCCCGGCTTCTGTTTTAGATTTTTTAATATCAAAATATTTTTCTTGTAAATTTACGTTAATATTTTCTATATCCAACAATTCAGATATACGGCAACCGGTATAAAGTAACATTAGTGGTATGTCGTCATTTGGTTGTGTGCCTAGATTAGACCATAAATTTTTTATTTCCTCACTTGTAAACGGCGTTTTTCGTCGTTTATTTTTAACTGCATCCGTTTCCAAGTGATCCGCAAGGTTTTGTTTAATGTATTGATGTTTCATTGCATATTTATAGCAGCTTCCAAGTGCCTTTTTTATTGCCGATTGTGTGGAAGGTTTTTTATTTTTCATTATATTTTCTAATTCCTCTAATGTTATTGTATTAAATTTTTTATGTTGCAGCGGTTCAAGACTATTGAACGCGCTTTTATATTGTCGTATTGTGCCGTCACTGTATTTGCTTTTTTCGATCATATTATCGAACACATATTTTAAAGTAACGTTTTTAACTATAACATCCGTCGGATCGGTTAAATATTTATTTAACGCCCGCTTTGCTTCTGTTTTCTTTTCATAATAGCCTATATATTTATATTTCTGTTTACCGTCGTTCGTCCAACCAACAGTAACACGGACAGCGTAAGGGCGGCGACGCCTTCCGGATAGCTTAAAAATAGAGCCGTCGCCGTTTCCGCGCCTATATGCCATAAAAACACCCACTTTTTAAAAAATTATAGTTATTATAGCACGAAAAAAGTGCGGTTCAGATAAAAAACGCCCGCAAACCCTTTATTTATGCGGATAAGTTACGGATGAGTTACACTTTATTGTATTAAAGTGTAACCGTTAAAAGCCTTTATTTATAATGGTTTGCTCGGTGTCATGCCTAGATGACCTACTTAAATTGTTATGTTAGATATATATGTTTTAGATTTTTATATTACTTATATTATTATATATAAACAAATTTTTATATTTAAGTAGGAAAGTAGGCATAAATCACGTATTTACGCCGTTTTTTAAGGGTTGGAAGTAGTCATTTATCTGTACTGAAATGTACAAAAACGCCGTAAACCCGCATAAACACTAGCTTTTCACAAAATTGTAACAATTACACCGGCATGTTTTTAGATTGTTTTAAGGGCGTACAAGTGTTTGTGCGTAATATACAGAAAATAAGAACAAGTGTTTTTATGCACATATAGTATTGAATTGCAACACTATTTTAATATAATAAAAATATACAAATTAAACAAATTGTTTACAAAGTAAAAATAAACAATAATTTATTAAGATTATTGTGCAATTTGTCAATAGGCAAATAAAGGAAATTATTGTACTATAACAAACAGAAAGCGAGGTGGTAAACGTGAGAAATCTAATCAAAAAGAAAATGATTGATGCCGGGCGTGATGATTTTGTGAATTATCTAGCTGAAATTTTGGACATTTCAAAGGCGGCAGCAAGCGCGAAGTTAAATGGTATTAGTAGATTTAACGAAAACGATATAAGCCTATTAACGTTAAAGCTAGGATTTACCGGCGAAGAATTAAAGAACGCAGTTACAAAGGAATGATTTTTTGTGAAAGTAGAAGATTGTGCAAAGCTATTAGGAAAAAGTCAACAATTTGTAAGGATAGGTTTACAACGCGGCATATTACCGTTTGGCTATGCTATTAAAATGTCAAGCCGTTGGACTTATCACATATCAGAAGCAAAAGTTTATGAGTATTTAGGAAAGGTAGGTTAAATATGAGATTTAAAGCAGGGGACAAAGTAAGAGTAAAGAAATTTAAAACGCGCCCGGAAACTTGGAATAGTGAAGGAAAAATGGATCACTTAATGGGTAAAGTGGTTGAAGTTCATAGCCTTATTAGTGGAAAATATATAATTTACGACGACGTAAACAAATGTCGTTGGCTATTAAGTGAAGAACATGTTGAGCCGGTAAACGAAACAATCGTAATTTATCGCAAAGATAACGAAACAATCGCACTTGATAAACGGACCGGCAAAAAAGCCGTTGCAAAGTGTAGCCCGAAAGATACGTTTAATTTTGAAACGGGTGCTAAGCTGGCATTTGATAGGTTAATGGGTACACCAGCGTTTGATCCTAAACGGCTATACAACGGCAAGATTATTTTCACAAAAGGCGACGACATTTTTAAAACCGGACATATTTACAAGATTGAAAATGGAAAGTTAAAATGTCCGTCAGACGCGCGTTTTTTACCAGTTGATGAGGAGTATGGTAACGGGTTTACGTCCATAGAGGAAGTGAAAGACTACTTTACAGGAAACATCGACGGAAAGAGAGTACATGTAACAGGTTGGAGTTTTATCACACTTGAATTTATCGAGGTTGTCGATGATTAGCCTATATAAGCATCAAAAAGATGCACTCAAAGCTACTGAGAGTAAAAACCGCGTGGCATATTATCACGATATGGGTTTAGGTAAGACATACACAGGCGGCGAAAAGCTCATGCGATTAGGTGCTAAAGTAAATCTAGTTATTTGCCAAAAGTCAAAAATTGATGATTGGATAGAGCATTTTAAATATAATTATTGTGAGTTTTATATTTATGATTTGACAAATAAAGATGAATTTGACGACTTTATCACAATAGGATCATTTAAAAATGTAGCCGGTTACCATATAGGCGTTATCAATTATGATTTAGTTTGGCGACGTCCGGAGTTAAAACGATTACATGATTTTACGTTATTACTTGATGAAAGCAGCTTAATCCAAAATGAAACCGCAAAGCGTACAAAATTCATTATGAAATTAGATTACGCTAATTTAATTTTATTATCCGGTACACCAACCGGCGGGAAGTATGAAAAATTATATAGTCAATTAAAAATGTTGGGTTATAATATGACAAAAAAATCATTTTATAACATGTATGTAAATTTTCATTATGACACGCGGCAGGGGTTCCCGTTGATGATTATTGACGGTTACAAGAACGTCGAGCGTTTAAAAAAGAAAATGCGCGAGTATGGTTGTAATTTTTTAAAAACCGAAGAAGTGTTAGACCTTCCGGATCAAAATTTTATACCGGTTAAAGTCAAAAACACGCCGGAATATAAAAAATTTATGAGAAATAGGGTAGTTTCTATAAATCTATACGAACCGGTGCCATGCGGAGAATACGGAGACTATGAGAGCGACACTATACAGCTTGTGGGCGATACATCATTAACAAAATTACTTTATGCGCGGATACTATGCGGTGCATACAATGAAGAAAAGTTAAAAGCATTTACAGACCTTGCAGAAAGCACAAATGATAGATTGATAGTGTTTTACAATTTTAACGTAGAGCTTGAGGCTTTAATATCCGTTTGTAACGCACTAGAACGTCCTTATAGCCTTGTTAATGGGGAACGTAAGGATTTATACAACTATGAGCACGAAAACGCGTCAATCACGCTAATACAGTACCAAGCCGGGGCAATGGGTTTAAACTTACAAAAGGCAAATAAAATTATTTACTTTACGCCGCCGTTATCATCGGAATTATACGAGCAATCAAAGAAGCGCATACACCGGATAGGGCAACAGTCTAGTTGTTTTTACTATAATTTAACGTGCACCGGTAGCGTTGAAGAAAAAATATATAAAACGCTTGAAATGCGGAAAGATTACACGGAAGCGTTATTTGAAAGGGGCGAGTAAATGAGAGAAAAAAGGTGTAAAATTTGTGGCGCTACAATGTGGACAGACGAACCGGACCGCGATATTTGCGAAGTGTGCGAGGACGAAAGGAAAGAAAGTGAGGAAGAGGATGGCACAGGAAAAGACATTTGAAAACAAAATTAAACGCATGTTAAAAGACAACGGCGCGTATTTTGTAAAGTTTTTTGCAAATAGTTTTACAAAAACCGGAGTGCCGGACATTTTAGCATGTATCAACGGTTATTTTGTTGGCATTGAAGTGAAAGCCGAAAACGGGCATCCGAGCGAATTGCAGTTATACAACATTGAGCAGATCAGAAACGCCGGCGGCTTTGCGTTTGTGGTATATCCAAGCGGCTACACAGATTTATGCAAAATAATTGAAGGTTTACGGCGTGAAGAATTTACGCACTATTTACCAATAATTTTAAAGTAAAGAGAGGTTGAAAGAATGGAAAATTTAATTGACATTTACCGCGACAGTTTATTAAAGACCGGGCGCGAGGGAATGACGGAGTTATTAAGTTATTTAACAGAGATCGGTTTTTTAGAAGCACCGGCAAGCACACGTTTTCACGGAGCTTATGAAGGCGCACTATTAGAGCATAGTGTTAATGTTTTGAAATGCGCCGAAAAATTGGGTGTCGCATGGTTAGGCGGCGAAGAGTACAACAAAATACATGATAGTGTTGTTATTTGCTCATTACTTCACGATGTAGGAAAGTGCGGACAGTTTGGCAAACCTTTATATATTCCAAACATTTTGAAAAGTGGGAAAACGAGCGACGCGCAGCCGTACGCAACAAACCCGGATTTAATGACGTTGCCGCATGAGATTGTAAGCGTTATTGAAGTTACAAAATTTATTGATTTAACAGAGGACGAACAGCGCGCGATCGCATGGCATAACGGTTTATATGGCACGTTTAAATACGATATACAAGGCAAGGAAACGTCTTTATATATGATTATTCATTTTGCCGACATGTGGGCGTCACGCGTGATTGAAACAGTGACTAAGCAGGACGCAGAGTAGTAACCCGTCAATTTAGTTTGAAAGTGAGGTTTTAAATGGCAAGAAAATATATTCAAATGGGAAAGACCACGGCCGAGAATGTGACGGCTATTAACGATAACTTTTCGGAGTTATACGAAGCGCGCACAAGTATTTATGACGATGTGGAGCAGTTGCAAACAGACGTTGCGCAGTTACAAAGTGATATGAGCACAGCGCAACAGGACATAAGAGTATTACAGAACATGAGCGGCCGCACCCCGTTAAGTGCCAATACAGATTTAAACACGTTGGGCGCCGGTCATTATTACATACCGAATTATGACATATCGGTAACGATTACAAACAAACCGGACGCAACCGGGCAAACGGCAACGATTGATGTTGTAGAAGCCGGAAGCACGGGGCAGCTAATCATGATTTACCGCGGTTGTATCAAAGAGTATATAAACGAGTGGGTGCGCGTTTATTATGCCGACAGTTGGGGTGATTGGTTGAAAGAAGGCGGCAACGATAGCGGTTGGATTAACTTAACATTAAATACCGGTTGGAGCATGGACGATTACGCGTCAGAGGTTCCACAGTATAGAAAGATTGGTAATATCGTATATTTGCGCGGACTTGTAAACGCAACAACGGCGGCGGGAAATATCCTTGCAACGTTACCGCAAGGGTTTAGACCGAGCGGGTATTTTAACCGGTTTGTATGTTCATTAAATCAGAGTGATAATGCGGTTGTGCAGATAAATGCAAACGGACAGATTAACGATCATCAAAAGGGAAGTAAAAGCCGTATGTTTTTATCATTAAACGGCATATCGTTTGTAGCAGATTATTAAAAGAAAGCGAGGAAAAAAATGAATAGCATAGTAGATATGTTTACACCCGACGGAAAAGTCGAATTGAAAATTACGGATTTAAAAGACCTTATCAGATCAGACGCGTTAAGTTGGGCAGAAAACAAAGTTATGATTAACGGTTTAAAAGCCGGAATAAACGCAAAAGACATTTTAACAATGATTGGAGAAAACGAAGAAAGAGAGGAAAAATAAAATGGCGATTGGTGTTTTAATTTTAGGAGAAAGCGGAAGCGGTAAAAGCTATTCCATGCGGAATTTTAACGAAGATGAAGTAAAAGTTATCAGCGTTGAAAAACCGATTTTACCGTTTAAAAATCATTTTGAGTTAACGCGCACAAGCGACGTTAAACAGATTATTAAAGAGTTAAAGGCGACAAAGAAAAAACGCATTGTAATTGATGACTTTCAATATATTTTAGGTTTGGCATGTATGCGCCGGAGCCTTGAAAAAAGTTGGGATAAATTCAGCGAAATGCAGTTTGATTATTTTCAAATTTTGGACGCTTTAAAAGAGTTGCCGGACGATGTGATCGTTTACTTTATGAGCCACACGGAAACGGATGAAAACGGCAATACAAAGATTAAAACAATAGGCAAGGCGCTTGATAAGTATATCACGATTGAAGGGTTGTTTATGATTGTATTAGGTACACGCGTCAGCGACGGAAATTATTATTTTACGACGCAGACAAACGGAAAAGATACGATTAAAACGCCGGCCGGCATGTTTCCGAGTTATGCGATTGATAACGATTTAAAATACGTTGATGAAAAAATCCGTAATTATTACGAAATCGGCAGCGACTTTTTGACAGATGAAGAAATCGCAGAAATTGACGAAGAAGCGAAAAAAGTTGACATTGAGCCGGATAAGAAAAAACGACGCGGACGCAAAGCAGCCGAAGAACCGGCAGAGGAAGAAAAGCCGAAACGTGCACGTAAAACACGTGAAGAAGTGGAAGCGGAAAACCAAGAAAAAATAAATAAAAACTTTTTGGAACGTGAAAAAGCAATCGAAGAAGCAAGCGGCGGCGAGCCGATAGAGGTTGACGACGCAATCGAAGCCACAAAAGATATTCCGGCGCCGGAGCTTGAAAAATTACCGAGACGCACACGCAAAAACAGAGCGGCAGAGACACCGGAATTACCGTTCAAAGAAGAAACAGCAGAAGCAGCGCCGACACGTCGCAGACGTAGGGGGTAAAATATGAAAATTTGTATTTTAATTTTATTCATTATTTCTATGATTATATCTTTTTTGGGAACTATTGCAACCGATGATAAAACGGAGAAAATTATTTTATTTTTAGCGTTTGTCGTTAGCGTCATAGGAATATTAGTATCAGTAATATTTACTTAAAGAAAGCGAGGTTAAAAATGAAGTTTGATAATTTTGTAAAGTATGCCGGAAGTGACGGCACAATATTAAAAGCAGATAACGGCGACACATGGTTAATGTTCGGCAAAGTAGGTATGAAAATACCGGAAGGACGCGCCGTATGTGGTAAATCGTTTATGATGCCACAGTACATGGAAGATTTAATTTACAAATATGATGATTACGACGCGTGCGAATTAACGGCCGCATTTGTGCCGCAGGCGTATAGTAAGCCTAGTGAATTAATGCGTAAATTTACCGGCGGCGACTTGTTCATTGATGTTCCAAACAAAGTATTTGGATTTATCGAAAAGAACGATCACACATACATAAATCAACTTGAGTGTCCGGAAGATAACAAGTTCTTTACGGCATTGTTGGTTAGTAGAGATTACGGCAGCGAGAAAGAATTTAAAATGATCTATTTAGAAAGCGAGGATTTATAAAATGGCTATTGATTTTAAGGCGTTAGATGCAAAAGTGAATTTTGGAGAGTTAAACGCATCAATACAGGAAGCGATAGAAAACGGCGGCACCGGTAATTATGAAGAGTTGCCAAAGGGCGAATACATTGTACGCATTGAAAATATGGAGATCGGCGAAACAAAGGACGGCCGCCCGATGCTTAAAGTTATGGCACGCGTACAAGAGGCCGTAAGCGAGGACGACGGAGCAGAAACACCAAACAAAGAGGCGTTAAAGTTTTTCGAGAATTACAAGGGAAAGAAAAAACCTTGCATATTTATGAACCGCGTATTATTTGGCACGAAAAACGACGCCAATATGATAGCGTCCGCGGTTGGTTGGTTAAATAGTTTAGAGCCGCAGGACACAACGGCAGTATTTGAAAGCTATTCACAATTTAACGATTGTGTGCTTGATATTTTCGAAGAAATCGAGGATGCCGTTGAATTTCATGTAAAATATAATCCGGACGCGTTCAATAGTATTTCTATTGTTGCAGCATACGATATTTAATTAAAAAGTGTATTCCCGCGGGTTAAATAATACCCGTGGGAGTATTTTTACACTACTGTAAAGGACTGATTAACTTTGAAAATCAACACGATTTACAATATGGATTGTTTGAAAGGTATGCAGCTACTTGAAGAAAAAAGCATTGATATGATTTTATGCGATTTGCCGTATGGTGTTACAGATTGTAAGTGGGATAGCATCATCCCGTTAAATCTATTGTGGGAGCAGTACAACCGGATTATCAAAGATAATGGCGCGATTGTATTATTTGCGGTGCAGCCATTTACAACAAAACTAATACATAGTAACAAAAAATATTTTCGTTATTGTTGGTATTGGAAGAAAAACAACGTAACCGGTGGAACATTCGCAAAGGTTCAGCCGATGCGGTGCGTTGAGGATATTTGTGTATTTTATAAGAAAATGCCGGCATATAATCCGCAAGGCCTTGTTAAGTTGGAAAAACCTATTATAAACAAAGTAAACGACAAAACAGACGTTTATACATATGAGGGTAAATACAGTGTACAAAAATACACAAACTATCCAAAGCATTTAATAGAGTTTAAGCGGGACAAAGAGCGATTGCACCCAACGCAAAAGCCGGTTGCATTATGTGAATATTTGATTAAAACATACACAAACGCCGGCGATTTAGTGTTAGATAATTGCGCAGGTTCCGGCACAACGTTAAAAGCGTGTAAGAATACAAAGCGTAATTTTATTGGATTTGAAATGGATAAACATTATTACAACGTAGCATTAGAGAGGTTAGCAGCGTGAATTTTTACGATTTTGAAGTATTCCGTCACGATTGGCTTGTAGTAATTATTAACCCGGTAACACAAACGGAAAAAGTAATTGTTAACGATGTTAAGAAATTACAACGTTATTATGAAAAACATAAAAATGATATTTGGGTGGGATATAATAGCCGCCATTACGACCAATATATTTTAAAAGCCTTGTTATGCGGTTTTGATGCGTGGGATATGAACGAACATTTATTCACTCATAATTTACCGGGTTGGGCTTTTAGTAATTTACTTAAAAAAATACCGTTGATAAATTATGACGTCATGCCGTTAAACAGTAGTTTAAAACAGCTTGAAGGTTTCCAAGGCCACAACATACACGAAAGCGGCGTTGATTTTAGGATCGACAGAAAACTAACGGCGGCAGAGATAGCGGAAACAATAACATATTGTCGCAATGACGTGTTAGAAACGATCAATGTATTTTGTGAGTTGAAAGATGATTTTAACGCGCAAATGGATTTAATAAATATGTTTAACATGCCGTTAAATTGCATGAGTAAGACAAAAGCGCAGATTAGCGCGGAAGTTTTGGAATGTGAGCGAAAAGATTTTAACGACGAATGGGATTTATTTGTATTGCCATGTATACAACTTGAAAAATACAAAGCGGCGGCCGATTGGTTTTTAAATCCGGAAAATCACGACATGAACAAAGGTTTTGAAATTATGGTTGCCGGCATTATTCACGCTTTAGGTTGGGGCGGCATACATGGAGCGCTTGAAAAGTACCATTACGAGTGTAAAGACGGTTATATGCTATTACATGTTGACGTACAAAGCTATTACCCGTCATTAATGATTGAATGGGAATTGTTAACAAGGGCGTCAAAAAATCCGGGGCGATATAGATATGTAAAAGAATATCGTTTGCAGTTAAAAGCAGAAGGTAAGAAGAAAGAGCAAGCACCGTTAAAAATTGTACTCAATGCAGCATACGGAATAACCAACGATAAAAACAGTACGGCATACGATCCGCGCAATAGTCATTTAATAACCGTAAACGGACAATTGATGTTATTAGATTTAATTGAGCATTTGGAAGCAATACCAAGTTTTGAATTGGTACAGAGCAACACGGACGGTTTAATTATTAAAATACACGAACGCGATTTTGATATGTGCGACGATATTTGTTATGAGTGGGAAACACGTACAAAAATGAACCTTGAATTTGACTATATCGAGCGCATAGCACAAAAAGACGTTAACAACTATGTATTTGTGCAATACCCGGATGACAAAGGCAAAGTTAAAATTGAGCGCAAGGGTGCATACGTGAAAGAATTAAGCGCTATTGATAACGATTTACCAATTATCAACAAAGCTATCGTTGAATGTATTTTACACGGAACGCCGGCAGAAGAAACAATAAATAAATGCAATGAGTTAATACAGTTTCAAAAGATTTGCAAGTTAACAAGTAAGTTTGATTTTGTGGAGCATAACGGCAAAGAGTATACAAACAAGTGTTACCGAATATTTGCAAGCAAAAACGAGAATGACGGAAGTGTGCAGAAAGTCAAATACATAATGCCGACGTACGATAGAGCGTATTATAAATTCGCAAATACAAGTGTGCATAGTTTCATAGAGAACGGAGATATTACCGGCGCAAAGGTGCCGGCAAAACTTGATAAACAATGGTATATAAATCTAGCGAAAGAGAGGTTGCGGCAATATGGAATTAAAGATTGAATATGTAAACGGCGTTATGATAATTCACACCGATTGTTTTTTAGGAATGCGCAACATAGCAAAATTTAAAAAGTTATTAAAAATCATTGAAACATCGAATACACCAGAAGCGCGAGACGTGTTGAAAAATTATATAACTAGTTATTTGGCAGAGGTTGACGAAAAGTTAAAAGAATATGAAAAGAAAATAAGCTCATCCAATGTCGAATGTATGATTGCATCACAGGAGTTACAAAGACTTGTAGAACGCCGGAGCAATTACAGGAAAAATACAGATATGTATAAAAAGTGCGACGAGCTTGTGAAAAAGCAAAGAAAAGACGTTGCAATGTGGAAAACAATGTTTCGACAATACAAACAGCGTTTCAAAGAAACGCAGAAAAATAAAGAATTTTATAAAAAGTGCTTAGATTTATTATAGGCGGTGCAGCATCTATGTATAACTTATTTAAGGGTTTTGTACCCACAAAAAATAAAGAATGTTTGATGAAATTTAAAAATAAGAGTGCCGAAGAGTTAAAGACGTTACGCGAGGTTACGAAGTTAGACGAGTACGCCGGTATATTAAACGATAACACGGTTTTAATCGATATAGACGACTACGAACAGAGCGAAATTTTAATGCAGATCGTTGAAGATTTACAGTTGCGTTGCCGGGTATATGAAACGACACGCGGAAAGCACTTTTTATTTTTGAACGAAGATAGAATACAGGCGAACGCCACACATAAAAAATTAGCTTGTGGTCTTGAAAGTGATATTAAATTAGGCACCCGGAGCAGTTACAGTATTTTAAAATATGCCGGTAAAGAGCGCACTATTATTTACGACATATTCGAGGGCGAAGAATACGAACCGGTGCCAAAGTGGTTATTACCGATTACCACAAAACTAGATTTTTTAGACTTGCAGGCAGGAGACGGACGAAACCAAAGTTTGTTTAATTATATTTTGACGCTACAATCGTATGATTTTACGGTTGACGAAGCGCGGGAATGTATTCGGATCATAAATAAATACGTGTTAAAAGACCGGTTAACCGATGAAGAATTAGACGTTATTTTGCGCGACGATGCATTTAAAAAACCGGTTTTTTTCAAAAAGAACGTGTTTTTATTTGATAAATTTGCAACTTTTATAAAAAACAATAATAACATTATAAAAATTAATGACGTTTTGCACGTTTACGATAACGGGGTTTATGTTCGCGGCGATCAGTTTATAGAACGGAAAATGATTGAACATATACCGAATTTGTCAGATAGTAAAAGAAAAGAAGTTTTAAAGTATTTGAATTTGATTGTTAAAGACAATAAGGAAATGGCACCGGCGCATTTAATCGCGTTTAAAAACGGAATTTACAACATGGAAACGGACACGTTAGAAGAGTTTAACCCGTCGTATATTATCACAAACAAAATCAACTATAATTACAATCCTGCTGCCTATAACGAGCTTATGGATAAAACGTTAAATAAATTAGCGTGCAACAATGCAGAGGTTCGGACACTTTTAGAAATGTGCGTCGGTTATTGTTTTTACAGAAGGTCTGAAATGCGTAAATGCTTTATATTGACCGGAGAAAAGCGAAACGGTAAAAGTACATATTTAGCTTTAATCAATCAGTTATTAGGGCGTGAGAATATATCCAACCTTGATTTAAAAGAGTTGGGCGAACGTTTCAAAACGGCCGAGTTATTCGGGAAGTTGGCGAACATTGGCGACGATATAGACGGCGATTTTATCGCAAGCCCGGCAATCTTTAAAAAATTAGTCAGTGGGAACCCGATAAATGTTGAAAGAAAAGGCGGGCAGCCGTTCGACTTCTTTAATTATGCAAAGCTCATTTTTTCAGCAAATGACATACCACGAATTAAGGACCGGAGCGGGGCAGTTATTGACCGACTTATTATTATACCGTTTGACGCTACTTTTGATAAAAACGCGCCGGACTATGATCCGTATATCAAATATAAATTGATTAAAGATGACGCGTTAGAATATTTGATTATTTTAGGTATTAAGGCGTTGCGCCTACTGCTTGAAAACCAAGCGTTTCCAACGTGTGAAAAAGTACAAAATAGCATTAAAGAGTACGAGGAAAGCAATAACCCGATTTTGGCGCATTTTTCAGAGCTTGAAAAATGCGACTTTAAAAACAAAAGTACAAAAGAGTGTTACAAACGTTATAACGAATTTTGCTACGCAAACGGATTTACTCCGATCAGTAATATTGAATTTAGTAAGCAGGTAAAGAAACGCTATAAATTAGATATACAGATTAAGAGCGTAAGCGGGCGAAAATACAAAGTATTTATATGAGGTGTGAAACGTGAAATTATTTAGAAAAGATTTACAACTGTGGAAAAACCATATATACATTTTGCCGTCGATTGACATTGTAATAAATGACGTGATGTATAGAGAGAAAAATTTTGCAATTTGTTTTCATTGGTTAGTGTTTCATGGAAGATTTTTATTTGTAGAAAGTGAGGTAAAAAATGATTGAGTTAATAGCAGCTATCATGTGCGGCGTTCTAATGTGCGTGTTATTTATCGCGTTTATTGTTTGCGCTGCCATATGGTTAATAGAAAAAGTGAGGTATAAAATTATGATATATCCGTGTAAAGATTGTGAAGAAAGGCGACCGGCGTGCCATGGCGATTGTGAAAAGTATTTAGCGGCAAAAGAAGAACATGAGCAAATAAAGAAAAGCGGAAAAATAGACAAAATAGCAAATGCGATTAGAATTGAAGGCGCGTTAAAAGTACAAACAAAGAAAATAAAAGCCGGTAAAGGCGGTCATTGTGGAAGGGAGCGGAAAGCATGACAATAGAACAGATTAAACCGGAAGATGTGTTATTAAAATTAATCGCCCTTGAGGATGTTATAGCCATATGGCGAAGCGGCACCGGCAATTACAATTTTAAAGAATTAAAACGATTTACGTTAAAAGAAATCGAACAAATGTTATCGAAAAATACATATATTTATGCAGTGATAAAAACAAACGAGTGTTCGAAAATGTAACATAGTATGTCACACGGTGTTAGTGTGTATCATAAAATGACCTAGATAAATGCCTACTTTTGACCTACTTTTGACCTAGATAAAACGCCAGCAAACCCGCATAAAATAAGGCTTTGCCTAGATGACCTACTTAAAATGCTATGTTAGAAGTATATAGGTTAGAAAATTAAATAACTATATATAATATATATTAAACATTTTTTATATTTATCTATGTCATCTATGCCAAACCCGCATAAAATAAGGGTTTGCGAGGTGTCGGAAGTAGGCACGAAGTAGGCATAAACGAAAATTACACTTGTAAGAATGGCGTATTTACGCCGTTTGTAGCATGTGTATACACCATATGCGTGTGTATACACTATTTATAGGGGGTATCATATGACCGACGAAGAATTAACACGACTTATTAACGAAACCGTACATAAAACAGTTGACGAAACCGTTTATAAATTAAGCACACGGCGACTTTTAAAAGACGATCAGAAAACCGGCATTGAAAAAATAGAAGGTTTATTGCGTTATTATCCTTTAGCAAAGAAGTTGACCGATGATAAATACGCGCAACGTATCGTTAAACAGTTAGATGCGGCGTTGGCAGAAATAAAAGACGATCCATATTATGATATTATCGTTATGACATATTTTCATAATGATTTACGGGAAACAATCGCGGACGCGTTCGGTACAAGTGTTACAACGATAAGCCGTAATAAACGCCGGTTATTGGTTGAGCTTGAAAAAAGAATTACGCCGAGTGATTTTATAATGGACTTATTAAACGTTTAAACGCGTTTTTAATGCGTAGCCATACAAATTATGCTTAAATATATAAAAACGCCGTTACGGGGCAAATATGAGCGTGTGAGCACTATTCTAATTTAATTATGATAGTGCTTTTTTCGTGCTTTTTTATTTGTTATGCGCTTTTATATGTCATGTTACATCATATGTAACATTATGTGTATGGCGTTCATATACGTGCGGGGGTATGATGTTGTTAACATAGGAAAAATAGAACGGGGGTTTTACCATGAATAAAAATGACATTATTAGAAAGTTAACAAGCCGTAAATTGTGGTTGAGCGTGGCAAACTTTGTTTCCATGCTTTTAGTGTTTTTTAATTATAGCGAAAATACGGCTGCGCAGGTTGCGGCGTTGATTATGGCCGGTGCCGGTGTGATTGGTTACGTGATCGGCGAGGGTTTGGCAGACAGTACACCAAACGACGAGGGTTAAAGCATGGTAGAAATTATAATTGCAGCTATAACCGGCGCGGCGTCAATTATAGCCGTTATTTTAACAAATATCGGTAGCAATCGAAAAATTGAAAATACGTTGACTACTTCACAGGCGGTTACAGATTGCAAGATTGATGAATTAACAAGGGAAGTGCGCGAGCATAACAATTTTGCTAGACGTATGCCGGTTGTGGAAGAGCAAATAAAAGTAATAAATCATCGTTTGTCCGATTTAGAGCGGGGAAGTGATTAAATGGACGAACCAAAAATTAAACCGCAATTAAAATTAGTGGCGACTTATTACATGGGCGAATGTGCCGGAAACGCAGAAGCGGCGGCGGTTAAAGCCGGATATAGCAAAAAGTATGCGCGTGGCAACGCGTACAAGTTAGTGGCACGTCGAGACGTACAGGAATATATAGCATATTTAAAGTATTTGCAAGTAAACGATCCAACAAACCCGGCTTTACATATCGCGACAATAAACGAAATACAAAGTTTTTGGACAAATATTATGAACGGCAGGCAGTACGAGACAAAAGATAGATTAAGGGCATCGGAATTGTTAGCGAAAGCACAAGGCGCATTTAATAATGATTGGTAGGTGTTTATCATGGTAAAAAGAGTTATTGACGTTTCAAAACATCAAAGTGTAATAGATTGGGATAAAGTAAAAAATCATATCGACGGCGCTATTTTGCGTTGTGGGTATGGTATGGATTTGATAGTACAGGACGACAAACAATTTGAGCGTAACGCGTCAGAGTGCGAGCGTTTGGGTATTCCATACGGCGTGTATTTATATTCATACGCAACAAATGACGAAAACGCAAAGAGTGAAGCGGGACATATTTTGCGTTTAATTAAAGGTAAAAAATTATCGTTACCGGTTTATTTGGACGTAGAGGAAGAAACGCCGGAGCATAGAAAATATGCACCGAGAGCGTGCGAGATTGTCGGCGACATTATCACAAAAGCCGGTTACACGTTCGGCGTGTACGCAAATTTGAATTGGTGGAAAAACTATTTAAAAGGTGTAAACAAATATACGCGTTGGGTTGCACAGTATAACAATAAATGTACATATACCGGTAAATGTGATATGTGGCAATATTCAAGCAGTGGAAATATTGAAGGCATTAACGGTCGTGTTGATATGAACGAATGTTATTTAGAGTTTGGACCGGTAGAAATTACTAAAAGCGTTGACGAATTAGCGCATGAAGTTATAAACGGCGTTTGGGGAACAGGAGAAGAACGAAAAGCACGTTTGACCGATGCCGGATATGATTACACATCAATTCAAAAGCGCGTCAATGAGATTTTAAAGAGCGCTACACCGAGCAGCGTTGTTTATACCGTTAAAAAGGGCGACACGTTGGGAGCTATTGCAATTAAATACAATGTGACAGTTAATCAGATTGTAAGATTAAACGGCATTAAAGACGCAAATAAAATTTACGTAGGACAGAAATTAAAGATTAAATAGGGGGGTTTACTTATGGCATACGCGATTGATGATGCTACAAAAGAAAAAATACAAGTTGATCCGGCGACAGATACGTATACAAAAGCAGAAACAAACGAGTTGTTAGGTAGTAAGGCGAATACGTCGCATACACACAATAAATCGCAGATTACGGATTTTGCTCACACGCACAACGACATATATTATACGAAAAATGAAAACAATGTTTATTTCATGCTGCCGGTCGGTCATGTCATCATGAGAAGAACAGCCGCAAACAATGGCGGTATGCCTTACGGTTCATGGGGGTATATCGGGCAGTTGGAAACGCAAGACGAACAAGGGCAGTTTGTTTATTTACTCTTATATCAGCGCGTAGGATGATGTTTACATTAGATAACTTTTATACAAGTAAAGAGTGGTTAAATTTTAGGCGGGTTGTTATATCAGAGCGATTGACCGACGACGGGTTAACGATATGTGAATGCTGTAATAAACCTATCGTTAAGCCATATGACATTATATTACACCATATAGAAGAGTTGACCGAAGATAACGTAAATGATTATATGGTTAGTTTGAACCCGGAGAACATAAAGATAGTACACCACAGATGCCACAACTATATACATAACAAGCTAGGATATAAAGAGCGGTGCATATATTTAGTATATGGCGCGCCGTTATCCGGTAAGAGTAGCTATGTAGATAGTGTGAAAGAGCCGGGTGATCTGATTGTTGACATGGATAGTATATGGGAATGTGTGAGCGGTTGCGATAGATACACAAAGCCGGCGCGATTAAACGCCGTGGTGTTTGGCATCCGTGATTATTTACTAGAGTGTGTGAAGTATCGGCGCGGCAAGTGGCAGAGCGCTTATATAATCGGCGGTTATCCTTTAATAAGTGAACGCGAGCGACTATGTAAAGAGTTGGGGGCGCGTGAGCTATTTATAGATTGTAGCCGTGTGGAATGTATTAAAAGATTATATGAGTGTGCAGACGGTAGAGACGTTGAAGAGTGGGTTAAGTATATTGACGATTGGTTTAGCAAATATATACCCCCCACTATTTAATATATTTTATTTTTTTAGAGAACAGATCGGAAGAGC